AGTACCAGACAGGGATGTAAATATATAAAGTTTTTCACTGGTACCAATTGCTAACCATCTGTCTCCGGTATTATCTCTCCATGTGATCATTGCTCTTCCAATACCAGTAATTGTAGATCCAATCACTTTATTCCAACCCCCAAGAGGTTGCAATTTGCCGTCTTTCCACCTTACCAGGTTGCAGTCCGACCATCTCCCTTTTGCCTGGTAGGGAGTACCATTCTTGTAGACACCTGGAGGTGGTTGAAAAGGAACTAATTTACCCACGGAATCGCCATTCGTTACAGTTTAACTTTACTATTACTGCTAATTTTTTAGATTCTTCCAATGACATTTGTTGTATTTTCGTAACATTATCATAATTAGTTCTCATTACATCCACTGCACAATCACACAATTGGTAATATATATGTTGTGGGGTATTCATACTCTGATGAGCCACCGAACAAACTTGCCACAGTTCCCGAATGGTTTCCGTCTTGAAAGTTCCAAGTGACCTCTCTGATGTCAACGTAATTGATGGCCACATCAAAATCAGGCTCAAAATCATAAACGGAACCATCATCAAGTTTAAATTCAATTTCCATTTAACCATATGTCCAGACTGTTGGTCTTGGTCCTTCTTCAGAAGTAAGACTATCAATATGACAGAACCTTGTATTATGTGGGCCCTTCTGTGAAAGTCCAATTCCTGAAATACCATGCCGTTGTGCAATCGCAAACAATCTCATAGCATCTGCACCACTAATTAAAATATCGGCTGCCTTTGCATGAGTATGAGGCCCTGTTTTACCTGTTGTTGATATTTTATTGTTGTGAGATTCACAACGATATCCGGATGTTATTCTTAAGGGCCTGTTCATCTCATCTCTAATTGATTGAAGTGTCTTCATAAATTCTGGTTCCATCTCACTTTTACCACAACCGCAATGACACTTAAATTCGTCTGTAGTGAAATTCTTTGTAATGTACATAGTAATCCCTACCAAAATAATTTTACCAAACTCCCTACGAGTATAAATAGTACCCAAAAGGTGCTATTTACTTATTCAGAGATTCCTTTAGCAATTTGACTAACTTATCATCCACATCTGAGTCAGTCTTTTTTGCTAAAGTTTCTAGCAATAAAATTATAACTTTCTCAATAACACCAGAATTACCTAGCATTGAAAAAGCCATCGATTTTACTACTCCTGCAATAATGAATGGCATTTTTATCTCCGTTAATGTTGATCCCTACGATCACGACCACCTAAAGATACTCGTAGATCAGTTAGTGTTATATTCATTGCGTCAATTTTATTAGACAGCCCATCCACTTTTTCCTCAAGATTGTGAACTGTTCCCTCGTTTAATAGCTTCACTTGTTGTTCGAGAGACATAACTGAAGTAAATAACCAACCACATACTCCAACAATTGCCGCCACGAGGAAGGGAACTGCCGCCTTCACTAATGAGTGTTCTGACACTGCCCCTAAAGTTCCATTTACTGTCATTCCCATTTAGTTTTTTTGTTTAATTGTTTACGAGCTTCACGATGTAAATCTTTCAACCTGTTTTCTTCATCTGCTTCTTTCCTCCATTTCTCAATAATGTAGTGGTCATCATCATCAGGGCCTGTGAGAAAGTCAATAAATCTGCCAATGAATTTACCCATATTTCACTTACCTTTTTTCAATTTATATCTTCCTTTGCTTGCTTCCATCTCTTCCTCATGCTCGTGATCTTTCTTTTCACGAAACCAATAATCGGTACTCTTTGCAAGGACTGCAACGTATGCACCACAGAGGATATTAACCAAATCACGGCTTGATTCCTTAACCTCCGAATAGAACAATAGATACAGTAGAACAAGAAACGTAAACGCATTGGCAACTGATATGGTAAATCGTGCCCAGAAATTGAGGAGCTTCCTGTTCTCCAAAGCATTACCACCTCCCCCTAATAACGATTTGTGAAGTCTCATTCTTCATTGAAAATTCGAGGTTCAGGTTCTATTATTCAAGGTTGTATCAAACCAAAAAGTGGTAACATTTTGTGACTGATCAAATCGGACATTTTTGTCCGTTATTCTTCTGATTCTGCTTCCTCAGATTCTTCTTTAGGCTTTTCAGCATCCAGAAGAGCTTGCTTGTATCCTTCTGCCTGATTGAGTTGCATCTGCATATGTGGAATCTGGTTTCTCAGGTCATTGATTATCTTGTCAACTTCTTCAATTGTCATAGCCCTCCACTTCATCCCATGTTATTGTGTCTTCATTCCAACTATACTTTTTATCACCACTAGGCATTGCAGTTGGAGGTTGCCAATCGAATGAGATGTCTAGTATCCAACTTGGAAAAGGTTTTGGTGAAATAAATACATCGTTTACTTTATTGTATGTGTGTCCAACTCCAGCAAATTGTTTTCTGAAATTATGATTATAGCTAGTTTGTATCCACAAGAAGGAATCACCAACTACACCAGAATTAATAAAATCCTGTTCTGCTACAATTACTGTTGTGACTACATTATCTTTATCTATTTTTGCAAAATGACTCATGATGCATACCTCACTACTACAATACCAGAACCACCTGCTGATGCTGGGTAACCTGAGGTTGATGAGCCACCACCCCCACCACCAGTATTAGCAGTACCAGCAGAGGACCCTCCATGACCAGAGTTATTAGCACCAGTACCACCACCACCAGAACCACCATTTGCTCTGCGTGGCATATACTGCCACGAACCACCTCCACCACCTCCTGCGTAATATAAATTTGAACCAGTTCTATAAGCATTTTGTGTACCTACACCACCATCACCCGGTGTGGTATTGGTTGCCGGGGTTACACCTACCCCACCTGCACCACCTCCACCACCTGCTGGATAACCATTACCAGACGGTCCACCAGTACCACCAGCATTACCATAACCTGTAAGACCACCACTATCTCCCTGGTTTCCTGCAGCACCAGCCACAGTATAGAGACTAGAGCCACCAGATCCACCAACTTGACCAAAAGAAGTTCCTCCTCCACCATTGTCACCTGCACTACCATGACCACCACCGTTAGCAGTAGCACCAAAACCACTAGAGTTGACTCCGTTGGTAGTAACAGCACCTGGTCCTCCAACTACAATAGAATATGCGGTCGTGCTGAGTGAGAGTGTTCCTTGTAATAAGCCACCTGCTCCACCTGCAGCAGAGACATTATGGCCATAACCTCCTCCTCCTCCTCCAGCAACTATAAGAACATCAACTGTCATCGGAGTCCGAGTTGTAAATGTACCAGATGTTAAAAAGGTGTGAACGAAGTAAGTAGTTGACCCTGATGTATAACTTGTTATTGTACCACCAGTAGCAGTATTAGACATTGGAACCCAAGAAGAACCATTATAGACATAGACTACTTTATCGGTACTATTGTAATATACTGTACCTTCTGTTGCAGTTGGTGCAGACCCACCAGACAGGATGACACCACCGGATGAAAAAGTTGTACTCATTATTACGCCTCTGCTGCTGCTTTAACTAAAAGCATATCTGCTTCAAGTGCATCTTTCTCTGCAGTTAAAGATGTGATCTGCAAACCAATCATTGCCACTTGATTTTCCATACTGCGATAAGTCATGTTCGACTTCACTTTTTCTGGTTGGTGCTCTTTTTCAACTTGGGTATCCTCCCAAGAAAGAGCAAGATCAGAATCAAGTTTTTTAAATGTATCTGCCATTTTATACTCCTATTTGATTATTAATTTTAATCTCATTTATTTCCTTCCTCAAATTTTGTACTTCTGAAACCAGAAGAACAGTTAGTTTTTCATATTCCACATTCCTCACTACTTCCTCACCATCTTCTGTTTTAGTAACTGCAAGTTCAGGTAGTATTTTTGCAACATCTTCTGCAACAAAACCTATCTGCCTACTTGAGTTTCCTGCATATCGTTTTCCAAAATCTTTCCATGCATCCTTATACTGATACCGAACTGGTTTCAGACTCATCAATGCACCTTCTGGTGGAATATATTCTTCCACTTCCTGCTTGTATTCAATTGAAGAACCAGAGGAATAGAATGTTCCTGCCACTTCTAATTTATAACTTGGGGATGAGTCTCCTATGCCTACGTTGCCATTATAGTCAATTCGCATTCTTTCTGCGTAGCCAGAACCATTGTATCCCTGAAATACAAAATCACCAAGACTGACTGTACTATTAGGCCTCACAAAACCAATAAATCCTTCAGTCGACCCGCTATGGGAAAACTGAATTCCTGCATAATTACCTTCCGTTGATTTAACGTCTATCTTTAATTGTGATTTATCATTATAAAGCGTTGGTGTATAAGCATCATCAACTTCTGCTGAATCTATGTGTAAAAGTTTTTGAGCAGTTGTCCTACCGATGGCAATCCACCCAGTAGATTGATCACCATAAATAGTATTTCCGATGTTTATCTGGTTACTTGCAGTTGCACTGACAGCATCAATATCATGACCAATTGTGATATTAGTTGATCCAGTAGTGATGTTGATCCCAGCTTCGTATCCTATGCCAATATTACCACTCCCAGAAGTAACACCTTTCAGAACTTGGTATCCTATGCCGATATTATTACTTCCAGTACAAACCCTAAGTGCCATATGACCAAGACCAACATTACCTGCACCATTGGTAGTATAAAGTGACTCATAACCCATTGCGATATTGGAAGTCTGAGTTGTCAGGGTGTAAAGTGATCTCGTTCCAACACCAACATTCCAGAATCCAGTGGTTTGATTAGCTAGTGCTGCATATCCAAATGCTTCACTTGATTGTTGTGTTGCAGTAGTATTATCTTGCAAAGCATATGATCCAACTGCTGTACTTCTGGAACCAGTGTTGGAATACAGTGCCATGAATCCTAATGCAGTTGCATCAGTTCCTGACACATTATTTAATAAAGCACCAGCACCAATTGCGGTGTTACTATGTGCAGTTGTTGCATTATTTAATGTCCCATATCCTACTGCAGTATTATTTGCTCCAGAACGAGAGGAGGCTAAACTTGCATACCCCACCCCAGTACATTGTGTCTCCCCTGATGTTGCAGTTGATGTGGAACCATAT